TGCAACCTGTTGAAAAACACAAAAGAATATTTTATGAATGTTTAAAATACTTAGTAGAAACACAATACCCTTTTATTATGTCCACTAAAGGTGCGCTATTAGGTGATGAAGAATATTTATCTTTATTAGAAAAAGCAAACGGAGTTGTACAGGTTTCTATGGTATGTTCAAGTTATGATAAACTTGAAAAAGGATGTCCAAGTTTTGAAGAAAGATTAGAGATAGTTCGAAAGGTAGCACCAAGAGTAAAAAGAGTTATTATAAGAATACAACCATATATGCATGAGGTATATAATGAGGTGTTTGATAACTTAAAGAAATTCAAAGATGCAGGTGCATATGGAGTAATTATTGAAGGTATGAAATTCCCTAAAAAAGTTGAAGGTATGGTTAGAATAGGTGGGGACTACGCATATCCTTATAAAGTTATTCTAAGCGACTTCATAAAACTTAAAGAAGAAGCACACAGGTTAGGTTTGAAAATATATGCGGGTGAAAATAGAATAAGAAAATACGGAGATAGTTTAACCTGTTGTGGAATAGATGGTTTAGAGGGATTTAAAGGAAATCATTATAATCTCAACCATATTCTTAATGGAGATAAGAAAATACCAGAAAAAGGCATGAAAATGCTTGAAAAGAACACGGCACAACCTTTTAGGACATTAAAACAAGATAGTAAATACGGAAGTAAATATAGAGAGCAGTCTTTTTATTATAGTATGATAGAATACTACAAAGAGAATAAAAAAAGTGTAGATGTAATAATGGGAGTTAGTAAAAAGTGAAATTTATTTTAACACCCGTTGAAAATGTGGACGGACTATGGTTCAAAAGAGAAGATAAATTTATTCCTTTTGGAAAAGATAGTGTTAATGGTGGGAAGTTAAGACAATGCTTTGCATTAGTGGACGCAATAAAAGACGGGTTTGATGGAGTTATTTCTTTTTGTAGCATTCATTCACCGCAAGCACCAATAACATCCGCGGTCGCAAACTTCTACGGACTTAAATGCAAGATATATTATGGTGGTACTACAAAAGAAACTTTAAGTAAATGTGATATGGCAACCATAGCAAAAGAGTATGGCGCAGAAATTAATATTGTTGCTAAAACAGGAAGGCACAATGTATTACTTAATAAAGCAAAAGAATATGCAGAAAAGAACAATTATTTTGTAGTAGAGTACGGGTTTAATATTGTCAAGTATCCTAAACTTTTATTGGATGCTATTGCTAACCAAGTTGAGAATATTCCAAATGAATTAGATAACTTAATAATAACCTGCGGTAGTGGAATAACAACAACAGGTATTCTAATTGGTTTAAAGAAATTCAATAAGAAAGTAAATAAGATTTATTTAGTTGATACTGCTCCAAATAGAAAAGAAAAGATTATGAAGAACTTGGAAAAGTATGACATAGATATAAATGATTTCAACATAGAGGTCATAGATATATTTAACCGAAGAAACTTCTCTTATGAAAAAGAAATAAAGGTTGTTTATAAAGGAATAGATATGCATCCTCAATATGAGGCAAAGGCATTTAGTTGGTTATATCATGAAAGTGGAATAGATATACATAATAATCGTAATCTATTTTGGATTATCGGTTCTAAACCGAAGTTAAGGAAAAGAAGGTGTTTAAAAGGTCAATAACTAAAAAACAAATATTATCAATAGAAATGGATTAGAGAAGATAAAAAAGGCAGAGATAAGCGCAAAAAAGGTCTATTTAAGTAAAATATTAGGAGGAATAAGCAATGATAGAGAAAGTAAATCCTAGTCATCCCGATAAGATGGCAGATAGAATAGCGGGTGCTATATTAGATTTAGCATATGCAAAGGAAGAAGACCCAAAGGTAGCAGTAGAAGTATTAATAGGACATCAAGAATGCAATATAATAGTTGAGTCAAGTGTAAGTTTCGAAGAAGAAGAAATAGAAGATATAGTTAATAGAATAACAGGTCATTTAGATTGGTATATTAATCTTAAGCAGGTTCCGCAAGATAAACATTTAGCAGATAATCAAAGTAAAGAGTTTAGGTGCGGTGATAATGGAATATTCAAAGGAGTTCCGCTAACTGAAAATGAAAATGAAATAAGTATGTTAGCAAGAAAAATATATGATAGATATAAATGTGATGGTAAGTACATTCTAGATAATGAAAAGTTTATAATATGTCAAAGTAATGCAGACAGTATCGAACTATATGATGAATACAAACATATTAGAGATAAAGTTATAGTTAACCCAATAGGCGATTGGACAGGTGGAACTGATGTAGATACTGGAGCAACTAATAGGAAACTTGGTAGTGATATGGCACAAAGTGTAACAGGCGGAGGACTACACGGAAAGGACTTATCAAAAGCAGATGTATGTGTAAATATATATGCGTTCTTAAAAGCACAAGAAACAGGACAAGTTGTAGAATTGGACTGCGCTATTGGTGATAATGAAATAGATGGTAAACCTTATAGTGAAATCGTAGAAACTGCAAGACAATATATTAAAGAGCAAGGTGGTTTCGAAAAGTTTGCAGAGTGGGGACTATACTAACAGGTGTTAAACCTGTTTTTGTTTATATAGTAAAAATATGATATTATTTATTAAGGAGGATTTGTATGGCAAGACCAAAAATTAAAATAGATTACGAAATAGTTGAGAAGTTAGCAAATATACAATGTACCCAAGAAGAGATAGCAAGTTTCTTAGGTGTTTCGGTTAGAACATTGCAAAGGGATGAAGAGTTTTGTCAGATATATAAAAAGGGACAGGACAATGGCAAAATGTCTTTAAGAAGATACCAATTTAAGCAAGCGGAAAAGAATACAAGTATGGCAATATTCTTAGGTAAACAATATCTAGGACAAAGAGATGTTATTGAAACGGATAACACACATGAAATAAGTAAGGTGGAAGAGTTGCTATCTAAAATTGAAAAGGAAGCAAAGAATGATAATAAGTGATAAACAAAAAGAATATATTCGAAATGCACACCATAGATATAATTTGAAAGTAGGAGCAAGACGTTGCGGTAAGACTTATTTAGATATACTTTATATGATACCTAAACGAATATTAGAGCGAAGAGGCAAAGATGGTTTATATTGTATCTTTGGAGTATCGCAAGCAACAATAGAAAGAAATGTATTGCAACCACTCAGAGAAATCTACGGGAAGAACTTAATAAGCGGGGTTAAGAATAATAATACTGCTACTTTATTTGGGGAACAGGTTTATTGTTTAGGTTGTGAAAAAGCAAATCAAGTTTCTAAAATACAAGGTACAAGTATTAAGTATGCTTATGGAGATGAGATAGCGAAATGGAATAAAGATGTATTCATAATGATACAGGCATCACTAGATAAAGAGTATTCCTGCTTTGATGGAGCATTAAATCCTGAAAATCAGAGTCATTGGTTAAAGAAAGACTTCTTGGACCAAGTAAAAGAAAAAGACTTGGATGTATATGTTCAACACTACACTATATTTGATAACCCATTCCTAAGCAAAGACTTTATAGATAACTTATGTAAGGAATATGCGGGAACAGTATTCTATGATAGATTAATATTAGGGCAATGGAAAAACGCAGAAGGAATTATTTATAAGTTGTTTGCAGATAACCCTAGTCTATACATAAAAGATAAACCAGTAGATGAGTATGGAAACAAATTAAACTTTATGATAATAAGTATTGGAATAGACTATGGAGCAACAGAGGGTGAAACTGAATTTAAAGCAACAGGTATTACGAATGGTTTTAAAGAAATATGGACAATAGATGAGGAAAAGTTAAGCGGGTTGCACACACCAGAGCAAATGTATGATAAGTTTATTGAATTTTATAAAAGAGTAGTAAATGAATACGGAAAAGTAACACATGTATTTGCGGACTACGGAGCATTAGGACAGGTTCTAACCTTTGGTATGAATAAATACTTGCAACAAAAAAGAATACCAATACAAGTTCAAGACTGCATTAAAGGAAGAATAATAGACAGAATAGAATTAGACTGCAACCTGTTCGGTCAAATGAGAAGATTTATATTAAGGAAATGTAAATATCTTATTGAAGCATATACACAAGCATTATGGGATGATAAACATCCTGATGAAAGATTAGATGATGGAACAACACCAATAGATGACCTGGATGCGTCAGAATATGCAATATTTCCTTTTTATGATAAGATTATGTCAGTAAGGAGTTGAGTGAATGAAATTAGACAAATTTTTACAAGAAAAATATCATTATAACCCAGAAGCAAAAGACAATTTAGAAACCTATATTACGCAATGGAAGAGTTGGTATCAAGGAAATGTAAAATCTTTTCATAATTACTTTATCTATAATGGTAATAGAAAAGTAAAACAAAAAAGATTTACTTTAAATATGGCAAAAGAAATTAGTGAAGATTGGTCAGATATTTTATGGAGTGAAAAATGCGAAATATCTTTAAAAGATGAAACATCACAAGCAGCATTCGAAGACCTTTCAAACAGTTTGGATTTGACATTAGTTATTAATCAAACAATAGAAAAGAGTGGAGCATTAGGAACAGAAGCAACAGTATTAAGTGTATATGATATTATCGAAAATGAACAAGGTATGGTATTAGATACAAGTAATGCTAAAATAAGAATAGATGTAGTAGATGTAGATAATATCTATCCTATTAGTTGGAATAATAAAGAGATAACAGAGTGCGCTTTCGGAAGTGTAGAATATATTGACGGAAAGAAATATGTTGTATTAAGTGTTCATACAATAGCGGACAATGGTAATTACATAATACATAATCACCTGTTCAAAGATAATAATGGAAACTTAACAGAGATACAAACAGAAGATACATTACAGGATTTTGATACACAGAGTAATATCAAATGGTTTAGTATATTCAGACCGCTACTAACAAATAACCTGTTCAATGATAGTCCTTTTGGAATTCCGCATTTTGCAAATGCTATTGATAATTTAAAGGCGGTTGATTATTCTTTCGACGCATTAAAAAATGAAATAGTAGATGGAAGAAAGAGAATATTTGCAAGAGCAGATATGTTTAATTATGATGAGGGACAACAAAGATTAACTTTCGACCCTAACGATACAACAATATATCAATTACCAGCAGGAGCAACAAAGGATGATTTAATACAAAGTGATAGCGATACATTAAGAACTGCTCAACAAATAGAAACATTAAATACTCAATTAAATATATTGGGAAGTAAAGTAGGGTTCGGTGAAAATCACTATCATTTTGATGGTACAAACCTATCAACTGCTACCGCAGTAGTAAGTAGCAATAGTAAACTATTCAGAAGAAAGAAAAAACTTGAAATAGGATACGAAAGCGCTATTTATGACTTGGTTAATGCTATTTGTTATATCTACAACAATATATTGAAAGAACCTATTAACTATGAAGAAATATCTATAAAATTTGATGATAGTATTATTGAAGATAAAGAGGCAGAAAGCAATAGAGCAATGAGAGAATTATCGGCGGGAGTATTAAGTAAAGAAGAATATAGAGAAAAGATATTTGGAGAAACACCTGAAATAGCAAAAAAAAATATTGAACTAATTAAACAAAGCAATCCAAGTGTTAAAGACTTATTAGGAACTAATGAATAGGTAGGTGATACCTATGTTATCAGAAGAAGTATTAGAAAGAGTTAGTGAGAGATTAGTCGATAGAATAGAAACAGTAAATACAAACATATTAAAGAAAATGGGTGCTAACATTAAGGAAATAAGAAAGTTAAATGCAACACAGGCGCACCAGTTAGCACAAATCTTGAAGTATGGTGGCAGTTATGAAGAAATCTTAAAAGAGTTAGCGAAAGTAACAAGTTTAAATGAGCGAGATATAAAAGAAATATTTGAAGAAACTGCTAAAAGTAATTATGAATTCTCAAAACAATTTTATGACTATAAAGGAATTGATTATATTCCGTATGAAGAAAACTACGCATTAAAAAGTCAGGTAGATGCAATATCTAACTTAACTGCTAATAACATAAAGCAGATGATGAACCCTAGTGTATTAGGTTATGGAAATATAAATAAAGAAACAGGAGAGGTAAGTTTCTCAGGTTTGCAACAAACTTATTATGATTTAATTGATGAAGCAGTATTGAGTGTAAGTCAAGGTAAAGAAACATTTCCTGAGGCATTAACAAGACAACTTAATGCAATAGGTAATGGCGGAATGAAAGTCATATACAATAGCACCTATATGAACAAAGAAGGAATAATAATAAATCGAAGTAGAAGACTAGATAGTGCATTGCGTATGACAATGAAAGACGCGTTAAGGTCTTTGCATAATGAAAACCAAGAATTATTTGGTAAGCAATTTGGAGCGGATGGAGTGGAAATAACAGTACATGAAAATCCTGCGCCAGACCACCAATATATGCAGGGAAGACAATTCAGTAAAGAAGAGTTTAATAAATTACAAGTTGATGGTATTGCTAAAGATTATGAAGGAAAAGAAATAGACATTAATACCACTTCTAAAAAAGGAGTAGTATTCCATAGACCTGTAAGTCAATATAACTGCTATCATAAAACGTATGAAATAGTATTGGGTGTTTCTAGTAGGGAATATACTGATGAACAATTGCAAGAAATTATAGATAGAAATGATGAAGGTTTCGAACTAGATGGACAACACTATACAACTTATGAAGGAACACAAATGCAAAGAAGACTAGAAACCGAAATAAGAAAAGCAAAAGACACTCAGATATTAGCAAGAGAAAGTGGAGATAATAATCTAGTAATCAAAAGTCAACAACGCATAACAAATCTAACAAGTAAATATAAAGAAGTTTCGGACAAAGCAAAACTTCCTACTAAACTAGAAAGAGCGAAAGTAAGTGGTTATAGGAGAACTAGAGTTGAAGAAAAAGAGACAAAAGAAATTAAGGTTAATAGTAAAGAAGATTTACTAAATAAATGGAATGATAGATATAAAGGAGAAAACATTGTTGTTAAGCATATACTAAAAGCAGAACCACAACTTATAGATGAACAAATAACACAGGTTGATAGTCTTTTAAATAAATACTCGTTTATTAAAAGAGATATAAATCAAGACAGTACATGGAATGCTTTAACAATGCAAGTCAACACAGGAGATATAATGGGTGAAGGAAATTATGCAAGATTTTTCGGAAACCATTACATAGAATTTAATGAAAAGTACTTTAAAGGAAAAAATTTATTAGTCAGTGAGATAAAAGATAAAATATCAAAAAAATGGTGGCAAGATATTGACATAGATAAATATAGTATATATCCAGTAACACACGAGTTCGGTCATTTATTAGAATATAAAATGATAGAGCATATTGAACATGCAAATGGATTTAAAGGAAGTCTAATGCGTGGAGATTATATGTTAGGAGATTTAAAGATATACAAAGAAATATCAAAAAAAGTTCCTAATATTGATGAATATTTAAGTGGTTATGGGAAATCAACTCCAAGATTTGAATGGTTTGCAGAAACATTTACTCAAATGGAATTGGGCAAGGAAACACCTGCAACAAAAGCACTAAAAGAATATATAGATGAATTTATAGGAGGAAATTATGAATATTTTAGATAGACCATATTTTATGGAAAAAGAAGATTGGTACTATTGGGATAAAACCGAGTGGAAATATAAACTAACTAATAAAGCACCAGAAAAAGCACGAATTAGTTATAAGGAATTTTATAAAGCAATTGAAGAAGAGAGCAGGTAAAATCCTGCTTTTTTTGTGATGGAGAAAAAATGTCCATTAAAAAAAAGTTTGCTTTTTTAAAAAAAGTATGTTATAATATACATTAGGTGGAGGTTATTCTCTACCCAATAGTTCTTTGAAAAGTTAGGAGTTGATTAAGATGAAAGAACAAAACACACTATGCGTAAGAAATGAAAGGTATGGTACATTGGATTTGTGGATAAACAATGAAGAACACTGGACCTTTGGAAAGGGTGATTTGAAGTTCCAAGTAATTGCAACCTATAATGGAGAAACACCAGAACATGGATATGCTTATATGGTTTCTTTTGATAAAGACCCTGTTAAAGCATTAGATACTTTAATGGGACATATCGGTAGAGATACTGAAAATTGGTATTTCAAAGATATAGTTATTCATTGGGGCATTCATACTTGGAATTTTATCAATTCAAAGAATGTAACAAAGGTAGAAAAAGATGAGTACACAAAAACATTAGAAGACATACAAATGAATTATGATGTAGAGTGGTAAACACCGCTCTACTCATAAATATAAAAATAATTAAGAGATTAAAGGAGTGATATAATGAAACCAAGTCCAATGGAAGTAAGTCCTATTGCATATGATTTGATTAAAGACTTTAATGAATGGATGGAACAAAGTTCTAAAAAGGCATATAGATTTTCAAAAGAAGAACAATATTATTTAGAACAAATGGTTAAAATGTTAAATAATCAAATTGATATGTTAGTTGACTATGAATTAAAAAAAGATAAGTAATACTAGATTTGCTAGAAAGACACCTAACTGCTATAATCTAAATAGAAAGAAGGTGTCTTTTATGCAATTACCATTAGCATTAAGTATTCTAGCATCCGTTATATCAGTAAGTAGTTTCGCGTTAAATAGAAAAGACAAATCGAACCAAGATACCGAAAAGGATAGTTATAAATGGGGAAGTATCGATGAGAAACTTTCTAACATTGAAAAGACACTAGCAAAGATTGAAGATAAGTTAGATACATATGATAAAGAAGTAGATGAGAAAATAGATGTTGCTTTTAAACATCATATAAATGAATATCATAAGGGGGGTTAATGTGGACATAAAGGAAGAAGTGGTTAATATGAAGAAAGAAGTAAAAGAAGTTAAAAACCAAAGTCTAGCAAGAGAAATGTTAGAAGATTATAAGAAACAAAATAAAAGATTGTTTATTATCATAATAGTAATATTGTGTATGTGGTTTGCAACAGGTTGCTACTTGGTTTATATTCTTAATGACATAGGAACAATAGAAGAAACAACTACGCAAGAAGTAACACAAGATAATAAAGATGGTAGTAATAACTTTATTGGAAATGATGATGATATAATCAATGGCAAGACAGAGAGTAAAACAGACAAAGACAACTAAAACTAAATACAGGAAATCTAAGACAAGCAAATCCAACGAAAAGAGAAGATGTAGCACCTGCGGGAGATTTCTATGAGTTTCGATTTCACCAAAGAAGAATATGTATGGTTAGTAAGTTAAGAGTGTGATTTTGCACTCTTTTATTTTTGATGATATAATAAATTAGGTGGTGTTATGAAAATTGCTATTGATAGAAATAGTATAGATATACCAAAGAAAAAAGATAATGAATACATTTATCTTTATGATAACGAAACACTTGAAAAATTATTAGAAACAAAATTGCATTGTGTAAATTATAAGTATTGTGATTTTGTAGATATTAATTTAACTGATTATGAAATTGACTGCTTGAAGAAAGCAAAAAAGACAGATGAAGATTTTGACACAATACCTGATAAGATAGATTATAAATATGCAATAATAGTTCCCAATTGTAATAATGACCACGGAAGTTATAAGGGTAAAACATTTTTAAGGAATTGTATAGAGAGTATATTAAACCAAACATATAAAGATTTTAAACTCATAATTGTAGATGATATGAGCAATGATACATCTATTGAAACAATAAAAAGTTATGATGATGATAGAATAATTTTAATACAAAATAAAAGAAAGAAATACAATGGTGGTTCAAGAAATGTAGGAATAGATTATGCGTTAGATAATTTAGAATTTGATTACTTTTGTTTTTTAGATAGTGATGATTGGTGGAGACATAATAAAGTATTAGAAAAAATAAATAACAGATTATATAATCACGATATGGCATTAATAGGAATGGAATTAATAGATAATAATGGTGTATTCATGACAAAGGTACACCAATACAATAATTATGAAGATTTCTTTTTATCGGATAATAAAGTATGGTGTACTGCTTGGGCAAGAGTGATAAAGAAAAGAAAGATAGTTTATTTTTGTGAAGATACATTGATGGAAGATAGAGTATGGAGTTATCGACAAGCAGATAACGTAGATTTTAATAAAGTAATAAATATAAAAGAAATCCTTTATGTATGGAATAGAACTAATTCAACAAATAGCGTATCAATGGTAAGGAATTATTATTGGGACGCGAGTGCTTGGTGTCATATAGGACATCAATTGCAACTAATAGGTCAATTAAAACATAAAGAGATGATACCTGTTTTAGAAGAAAGAATTAAAACGTGTATTCAAAAAGCAAATAGTGGAATTTACCAACAATATTAATAAAGGAGGTATATTATGGTAAAGGTAAAAGTAATAGAAAAATTTACATTAGAAAACTTTAAAGAATTACAAAATGTAAGTAAAGCGGCACAAAGAAAAGAAAACGAATTCAATATTGGTGATACTTTTGAATGTGATGAAAAAATGGTAGATTATCTAACAGGAAATAATCCGCTAAAAAAACAAGTTGTAGAAATTATAGAAGTTAAACCAAAAGAAGAAACAAAAGAAGTAGAAGAAGAAGTAGAAATTATTGAAGAAGAAGTAGAACCAAAAGCAACATTCAAGAAGAAAAAAAATAAGAAATAGCGCGAAATTGCGCTTTTTTTTTATTTGTGATATATTTATGGTGATAAGTTGCACACGACACACATTCTAGTGGAAAAGACAAACTTAATGTCTATAAAGTAAAGGAGAAAATGTTATGGAAGATAACAAAGACACAGTTAATGTGGAAGAAAAAGTAGAAGAACCTAAGAAGGAAGAAACTACTGAAAAAACATACACTAAGGAAGACTTAGATAATTCATTTAATGCAGGAGTAAAAAAAGCAAGTAGTGAATGGCAAAAAGATGAAAAGTATAAGGAATTCTTGGAGTGGAAAAAAACAAATCAAAACGATAGTGAAACAATTAAGGAATTACAAGCGCAAATAGTAAAGATAAATGAAGAAAAAGCAAACATTAGTAAAGATTATGAAACTTTAAAAAATACTCAAAAGGTAAGGGATGCAGATGCTAAACCTGATTTTATTAGATTTATTACAAGCGAAGTAATGACCAAAGTTAATGATACTATTGATTTTGAAACTGCGCTTAAAACATTTAAGAACGAAAACCCTCAATACTTTGGAGAGGTGGTCTTAAAGAAAGTGCAAACATCACCAAAGTTAAATAATAATAATGGTGGTACAAATACTAATAGCATTATGAACGATGTTATTAGACAAGCGGTAAGTAATAAATAAAAAGAAGGAGAGATGAAAATGGCAGTTATTGCAAAATCAGATGTAGAAGCACTAATTGAAACACAAGTAGCAGACGAGATATTTCAAGGTGTAACAAAAGAAAGTAAAGCATTATCAATGTTCAGAAGATTACCAAACATGAGCAGTGATAAAACAAAATTAAGAGTATTAGATAGTTTACCTGTTGCTTACTTTGTAGATGAAACTACTAACAATGGTAGAAAAAACACAAGTAAACAAGCATGGGCAAATAAGTATATTAACGCAGCAGAATTAGCAGTTATTATACCAATTAAGGAAAATCTATTAAACGATGCAGACGTAGATTTATGGAGTGAAATTAGACCAAGAGTTGTTGAAGCATTCGCAAAGAAAATCGACAACGCAATGTTCTTTGGTGTAGATAAACCAACAGACTGGAGAGCAGGTTTAGTTCCATCAGTAATTGCAGCAGGTGCAGAAGTAGATGAAACTAACAATGGTTTATATTCAGATATTAATGATGTTATGACTAAGGTTGAAGAAAGTGGTTATGATGTAACTGCTATACTAGGTGGTGTAGGTCTAAAAGGTAAATTCAGAATGATGACTGACAAAAATGGTCAACCTTTAAATACAACTGAAATCGGTTCTATCCGTAGAGAATTTATGGACAATGGTGTATGGGATAAAACTAAATCAACATTAATTGCAGGTGACTTCTCACAAGCAGTATATGCAATTAGACAAGATGTAACTTATAAAGTATTAACAGAAGCAGTTATCCAAGACCCAAGCGATGGAAGTATCTTATACAACTTAGCACAAGATGATATGGTTGCATTACGTGTAACAATGCGTTTAGGTTGGGAAATTCCAAATCCTGTAAATGCATTAAATGAAACATCAGCACGTTTCCCATTCGCAAGTTTAAAACCAGAAGGAACAGTAAGTCTATAGTAAGAAAAGAGGTGTTTTTATGAGTTTTGAAAACCAATACTTAACATTTAATGAGTATATTGAATTAGGTGGAACTTTAGAAGAAACACCTTTTAATCTATTAGAATATGAAGCAAGAAAACAGATAAATATCAGAACTCAAAACAGATTAGTTAATGAAGAAACTCAAACAGATGAAGTAAAACTATGTGTATTCCATTTAATTGAAAAGATAGAAAGTTATGCAAGTGCAAGTAGTAGTGTTAGTGGAAATATAGCAAGCGAAAGCACAGATGGTTATTCTATAAGTTATGTAACTGCTACTCAATTAAATGAAGTGGTTAAATCTAAAAATGTAGAATTAGATGACATCATAATGAATGACTTATATGGAGTTATTGTTAATGGTGAACATATAATCTATAATGGAGTAAAATAATGATTTGTAATAGCAAAGTAACTATCTATCATATGAGCGGTTATGATGTATCAACTAATTTAGAAAAATGGACAAGATATAATTATGATAACGCGTGGTTCTTTGGCGGAAAAGGAGCGGGTATAAACCAAGGTTATGAAAATGCTAATGACGTTCAAGTAAGACTTCCCTATAATATGAATGAATTAGATATAAATAACTTTGCAATAGGGGATATAATTGTCAAAGGAGAACTTAACGAAGATATAGAAACACAACAAGATTTAGAAGGATATGAAGTATATAATATAACAAGTATTAATAATAATAATTTTGGAAATAATCAACATATACATTTAGGTGGTAAGTAATGAGTGTCGTATTAAAACCACACAGTATAATAAAAGCAAGATTAAAGGTAACTAAAAAAGGACCTGTTCATGCTTTCTTGACTGCAACCTGCGCAAAGGCGATGGAAAAGTATGTACCTTATGATACAGGAACATTATCGGAAACAGTCATTATAAATGGCGAACCCACAGTTAATGTCACGGAAGACACAATTACTTATGCTCAAAAATATGCTAGTTATGTATATAAAGGAATAAGTAAAAGTGGTAAGAAATTACACTATCATACTGATATGCATCCAGGAGCGGGACCGCGATGGGATGAAAGAATGATTAGTGGAGAAGGAAAAAAAGTTGTCAAAGATGTTCAAAGATTTATTGAACGCGGAGGTTATTAATGGAATATAGTGATTTAAGAATTTCAAAATTAAGAGAATACTTGTTAACAATAGTAAGAACTTTAAGTCAAAAAACAAACCAAATTAATGCTAATATGTTAAGTAATAAGGTGGACAATTATTCTTTAGATAAGATACCTGTTGATACCGAAGTTGAGCAATGGATTATAGGAAATGTAATTCATAGAGACGTGTTTTCTTTTAGAAGTAGAATGTCATATAGTCCAGACGCAATAAATAACTTAAAGAATATAGGGTTTTTCGAGCAATTTGAAAGACTGATTAAATCAAATAACGAAAATGGAATACTACCTGATATAGAAGGTATAGAAAGCATAGAATGTTTGAATTGTGGAACAATGAACAACAATGAAACTAATACGGCAGAGTTCGATATACAAATACAAATAACTTATAGGGAGGTGTAGATAATGACAAAAGTAATAGCAAAAAAAGATTTTATTCTTAATGGTAAAAATTATATCATTGGAGATGAAATCGAAATAAAAGACATTGAAGTAATAAAAAAACTAAATGAAAAAGGATTTATTGAACCTCTTGACT